CCCAGCCCGCCGACCGCCCGCGCCAGCAGGGGCGCCCCCCGCCAATAACCAACCGACAACGGGCGTTTCCGCTGCGGAAGCTACGCCGCTAACTACTGCTTCGGTCTGTTTCGCAGTTATTAACGATTGAATAGCCGGAATAGCCTGCGCAATACTGGATATAACATTTGCGCCCCATTGAAGATACGCCGCCGCACTTTCATTGGTTATTCCAGATAAAGACCCCATAATACTACCAACTGCAGATAGAGATTCGGCATACCTTTCATTCATGTCTATATCTTCTTTTTTAAAAAGTGGATCATATTTCGGCAACTTTAAGTTTTTACCTTCTTTCCCATGAGTAGGAACTTTATCTTTATACGTTGGTTTTACCGGAAGAGACAAAGCGCCGTCTTTCATTTCACCATGAGCACTTTTGAACGTTTCTTGCTCTACAACAAACTTTAAACTTATCCTCTTTGATTCGAGTTCATTAATTGTTGCTTGAATGGCGGAACGCGCTTGCATGTCGGTTTCAGCAATAAGTTTTTTATTTTGCTCTGCGATTTGCGTGTCATACCAAGCGATAGAGCCCTCTTTCGGTTCTTCCTTTGGCGTTTTCCCGCCCATTCCTGACTGTGAAGCGCGGTTCGCCGCTTTCGTCATACTAGATAAATTCCGTCCCGCCGCCTCTGCTGCCGTTGCAACGTTTATTAAATTCTGCAACCATTCATCACTCTTCTTTACTAAAATCGCGTTATATTGTATTGCATCCTGATACTTCGATAACATCGGGCTTATTGCCTTACTCAATGCATTTGTATCTGTTGTTGTAACCGTGTGCACATTCATTCCAGAACCCACCGTTTCGTAAGTTGTGAATTTGGCTTTTAAACGATCGTATTCATCTACGAAGTCTTTATACTGTTTCGCTAATTGTGCCTTTTGTTTATCGCCTACCGAAGATACATCTAATCTCAACACTTTATCTATATCTATTGCCGAAACATCTACGCCGTCAAGTCCTATTGCCGCCTTTACCATTGCTTGTAATGCGTTTTGACTTCTTTGTTTATATTGTCCTACGATTTCCTCTTGGTCTTTCAGCGTCTTGTCTAATAGTTCCCTAGCTGCTTTCTTTTGCTCTTCCGTTGAATCCTTATCTTTTAAGATAGTTATTTGTTCTTGTATGGTTGCTTGATTCTTTGCATCAAAATAAGAGAACGACATTTTTGTATTTCCTAATTGATCCATCGCGCTGTATGCTTCGCGTGCTAGACGTATAGTTTCGGTTAACCCGTTCATGAACGGCGTCCAGTCTCCACTACCGATAGAGTAGAAAAACTGGTCTACGCCACCTTTTAAGCCGTCCATAGTACGGGCATATTCATCTCCTAGCGTCTGACTGCTATTCATTACTTTATTGAAACCCTCCGAGGCAGTTACAGCAATACCAAGAACCCCGGCGAACTTCATAACTCCCGATACTGCAACGCCGGACATTTTAGAAATGTCGCTTTGAAAAGCGTTTACATTCTTCTTCGACTTATTTAGATTTGCGTCAAAGTCATTCGTTTTAAGCAATAATCTTGTTACTATATCAGACATCTTTATGCGTGTTTAATTGTGATTCTACTTCTTTTGCTTTAGCTCGTAATCGTTGCATCTCTTCGTCCGTTACGCTCGTATCTTTCTTTTCTTCTTCATCCCACGGGAACCGGAGTATATCGGTTTGCTTTAGCGTTTTAGTGCTATTCGATTGCGCTATAATGAAACCTAGCAATCTAGTTTGTTCCCACGCTTCCCGATTACGTCGATTCAATCCGTCTATAAACGATTCAACCTCGATAAAGTCCATTTTATCGAGGAAGTAATCGGGAGCGATCCCGCCCTCACCGACAACGCGCGAATAAAGTTCGCGTATACTTACGGCTTTCGTTTCCGCGTCGTCACCTTCTTTTTTTTTACGTCATTTCCTGCCGATTGCGAACGTAGTTTGATTTCATCCAAAATAAATTCTTTGAATTGTTCGAATAGCGTCAAGTCATTTTCGCATAATTCGATAAATTCCTCAAATTCCATTTTGAACAATTCCTGATTAGAGGCAAGCAGGAACGAATAAAACAAAAGAAACTCGTCTAACATCTTCCCGAACTGAAACGGATAGCCGGATATAGATTCGAACACAAAGAACGCACGAAGCGTATATTTCAAAGAAAAATCTTTTCCGTTAAGTGATATTGTTTTCATTGAATAAGTCGTTTAGAGGGCGGCAAAACACCGCCCGTAAGTTATTTACTAGCTGCTTCCTTTGCAAGCGGTCCGGTTCCTTCGAAACTGATTGATAGTGTTGCTTTGTCACCATCCGGCGCATTTGCTTCTAGCGAAGTGATAACCGCACTACCTGTATATGCGCCTTCCGCTAGCGTCCATCCGGCGGCGGGCATTTCGTTTACGTCAGGATTGCCAACAACGCCAAATTTCAAAACAACAGGTTTATGCGCCAAGAACAAAGCGAATAGTTTATCGTAGCTATTCGCATCTGCATCCGCGCTAAATACGTTTTCACTGGAAGCGTTCCAAGAAAGTTTCTTGATGTCCTTCTCCGTCCAGATACCCGAATCTTTACTTTGCGTGTCGATTGTTTCAGCCGAAAGCCCCAATTTGCAAGATGTGGCAAGTGCGATGGCTTTACCGTCGATGAATAACATTAGGTCTTTTCCTAACACTGATTTTGCTTTACTCATAATTTTATCGTGTTTTAGTTAATTATTCAGTTTTAAATGAGAATACGAGGCTTTGAATAAAAGTATCTTCTATAAAATCCTCATTCGCGCTAATTAGTTTAGAATCGATCACATCGAAGTTATCATAACTTCCTCGTTTGTTTTCGAGTGATTTACGTACCTCTTCCGCGATTGTAACAGAGTTCAAATAGTTATCACTGGCGACAACGATCTCAACCGAAACAGTGTCACCCGTGCCGTACCTATCTTTCGTATATTCCGGCGTTAAGGAGTTGCGTTTGTAGATCACAAACGGAAAAGATGTTTCCGTTTTGGTCGAAATCGCATATATTTTATCAGAAACCAATTTTGCCAACTCTGTAGAGTCGCTTAATTTCTTATATACGTGTGCGCCTATTGATAAACTCATTTCTTTTTATTTGCTACTTTCATTATAGAATCAATTATATTTTTCTCTAGTGAGCTCTCTGCTTCTTTCTGCTTCGATTTGACCGCATTAGAGAAGAAGTGGGAAGCATTTATAATACCCCTATTCGCTCCTTTTTTGGTAGCTCGTTCTTTTGTTCCTGATTCGAACCATTTCAGCATATAGGCGCGTGATCCCTTTTTGCGGCGGTCGATCAAGTCAACCCGTGCACCGGAAGCATTGCGATAAACTGCTACGTTTATTTCGTTCTTTAACGGTTTGAACGATACGCCATTCTTAGAACTGCTAAATTCTGCATCAGTAACAGCGGAAACTAGATTTTCCTGTGCCTGTTTACGAATGATAAGAATCGACTTTCTAAGAGCGGAGGAAATTGCCTTCTTTGCTTCTTTATCGTTCAACCGTTTAAGTAGTTCGTTTACTCGCGTTGCATCCACTTCGACGCGATACAAGTTGCGCCCGGTGTAATTGTCGTTACTCATTGATTACCTCCGCTTCTATAACCGTTGCTTGTTGCTTCCGGTCGTGATTGATAGATAGAATCTTGTATTTCTGCCCGTCGTATTCGATCCTCATTTTAGCGTTGATCTCTTTACAGATGCGAATCATTATCGTATTAACGGTCGTATTATATATCTCGCCGTTCGCTTCTTTACGTGCACCCGACTTAAAGCGAATGTATGCGCGTTTATCGAATACTTTCACCCAACTTTCAGACGTACCGCCCAGATTATCGCGCTTTGACTCGCTACGGTAAAAAGCGATCATTTCGTTTAATAATCCTGCTTGCATTACGTATATCGTTTTAAAGGTTGCAGTAATAGTTCTATGTGCCCCGGAATAACTTGCGGAGTGGCAAATATTACCGATTCACGGTTTGCGTAGTAATTCGCTATAAGGATGCGGATCGCGTGCCAGATACGCCGATCTATTTTTGCGTCCTTAACGTAGGTATCTAGCGGATTATTTAGATACGATTCGATAAGAAGTTGAACGGGTTCGATAAGCCCGGTTATATACGCGTCGTCCGTGTCGAAATCAATATTTAAATGCTGTTTGAGTTCTTCGAGTGTTACGTATTGTGCCATATTGTATAAATTAGAAAGGGCTAGAGCCGAAGCCCCAGCCCTTTAATGAATGATAGGTTATAGGATTAGGCAGAAGCTTTTTTCTTTGCGATGGCAAAGGCTTCCGGGCGAGCTACAACAATATCATAATCAGTATTCAACACAAAGTTTACGACATTACTTTTCGCTCCGGTATACGGGTCTATAACTAAATCCATATCGCCGAACTGACCGATAGCAGCGTTGGAGAATACACCGAATCCGATAGAATCGGCGTCCATGTAGTTAGTAACAAGAACCGGATAACCGTTCACCATACCATTTTGGCAGATCATTTCAGCAGCCCCCGCCGCTTTGGGAGTGGATTTCAAAGCACCATACACCTTTGGAGTGCAAACATAGGCAGCTGTACCGTCGGTTACATCTACGCCCGCATCCATTACGGTAGATTCAAGCGAAACAATATCCGCAAATGTCAACGCGTTTGTATATTCAACATCTGGTTTTGCCTTTACAAACACGCCGTTACTTGCACCAGACAACGCAGCCCCCGAAAACATCCATTTGTTCAAAGTACGGGCAACACCAAGCGAAATTTGTTTTAAAACTACGTCCTGCAAAGAGTAGTTCGTTTGGTTGATCGCACGCTTAGACACCGGGATAGAAATAGATACACGTTTGGGTGAAGCCTTGATTTTGTCGATATTCAATTCGGTATCGGTAACCGCAACGTTTTCACCCTGAATTGTTGCTTCAACAGCCGCCAATGTTGGGAAAACAAGGTCACCTACAAGCCCGCTTTGCATCTTGATACCTAGTTTATCAATAATCAAGCCTTTTTCTAACGGTTCAATGATTTCACCGATTGTAACAGGAACCATGCTAGCCGCATCGGTTGTATCTGTAACAGTCACCGCACGTTCTACAACTTTAATACCGCCTTCCGATACTACTCCGTTGTATTCTTCCAAAGAGCGATGATTAACGACGTCAAAAACAGCCTGTGAAAACAACACGCGACGGTCTGACACCAGTCCCGCGTTAATATCTTCAAGCGCACGGCGTTCGACTTTCATTTCCAAAAGTTCTTTCTTTGTTTTTAACTGCTCGAACTGCTCTTTCTCGCTTGCGTCGAGTGCTCTTTTTTCCGCTTCTGCTTTATCCAACATAGCGCGCATCTGCTCTTTGTATTGAGCAATAGTTTCAAATTCTTTTCTCATGTTTTAAATTGATTTGCGTAAATTATTAATTTCATTTAGATAGTCTTTATTCTCGCCGGACAACTCCGCTATCGTATCGTCCATACTCCGCACCGTTACATCTGTACCATAAAAAGCAGGATCAACAACGGGAGATATATCGGAAATCCGATCAATCATGTGTACAGTACGAAGCAACAACCCGTCTTTCATTGAATAGGAAACTTTTGTTTTATCCTTTTCATTTAAAGCATACGCAAAAGACGAACCGAAAATATCACCGCGTTTAATCATTTCTACGGCGAAATCTCCATCGGGAGTACTAGGAGCCTCAAACCTGTATTTTAATCCGTAGTCGTCAAGTTCAAGCGACAAAGTTCCCGCACCACGATTAGAACGAGCTAACAATCTCTGTTTATTATGATCTAACAGAGCTTTAACATCACAACTACGCAATAACTCTTCCGTTATAGCTCCCTTTTCGATCACCTCAACAAAAGCGCGTTGTTTTTCCCTGTCGTACAATACACGGCTTTCTTGTCCGAATACAACCGCATAACCTTCGATTATTCTTCCATCTCCAACTTTAGGAGCACCTAACTCTGTATAACTTCGTATTTCCATATTTTGCAAATATCATTTTACTATATGTTTGTTTCTTCGTTTTTGGGTAGCTCTACTTTTTGACTAGCCGCCTCGATTGGTTGAACGTTGCAGGAGATAAACACTTTGTCGCCTCCTTCAACGGGCGGTTTTCCTAAAGCCCTACGAGTATCATTCGGGGAATGAGCTCCCATTTCTTCCAAAGCTTTATAATAGCTTGCTTGTGTCGTTAAATCGGTTTGATATAAGCATGACAAATCAAATGAAATACTATATAAGTGAGCGACTGAATTAGGAATCAGCTTGTAATTAAATTCAGCCTCGATTTGTTTCAATATTGGTTGCAGTGTATCAGTTAAAAAAGAAACATTGCTCATTTCAGAAGCTTTGTAATTAGTAGATTGTCCGGCAAATACTTTATCTGGGTGAACTCCGTAAAATCTACATATATCAAGAATACTGAATTTCTTTGTTTCCAATAACTGCGCATCAACCGGATTTATAGAAAGTTGATGAAATCCAACATCGCCGGGAACTGAAATAATGTCTCTTCCTGTGTTTAGTTGTTCCTCTATGCGATCTCCAACCGTAGAAAGTTGAATATCCGTCATACCTGCACCGGGCAACCCTTTATTTATCTCTTTTGCACCGGAAACAAGCCCCTTTATTTTACTTCCATTCTGAAAGGTTCGTAAATTCTGATTATCTGCACTCGCGGCTATGGAAAAGATACGGCTAGCGTACATTATTGTGCTTACTCCTGTATACCCCCCGTCCAAACTATTATTTTTAAGATGGATTATTTCGTAGGATTCAAAACGCCCATATATCCGGTTATATGGATCAGAAATAATATAAACATCATTCAATTTGTCATAGGTTACTGTATTATTTGCGCATAATACAAGCTCGCTGACACTACCGAACTTTCGACGGATAACGATGTAGGCGTTTCCTTGATTTACGATTTGAACAACCATATTCCTAACCATTTCAAAACTATTCATTCGTCGGTTAGGCATACGGGTTAATATCGTATATAAATCGTTTTCCTCGTCTGGTGAGAAATATCCATCTTTTTTCCGTTTAATTATAAGCGGTAAAGACGCGATAGTCCCCGAAAGAATAGAAGTACATCTATATGCGGCTGAAAGTTTCATTGCTTGATTACTGTTATGCACATCTATTGGCTGACCGGGTAACGATGGTAATCGGGAGTTTATCGCCGCATCTTTATCCGTTGTGCTCATCTCTGCATTTAAGGCGCGTTTTTGCGTCTTTGAACGTCCCAATTCAAAATTAAAAGATAGTTTCATTATACCTCCATGTTATTAAATAAGTAGAATGTCATTAGGTTTGTTATAGTCGAATCAATCTTCGCGTTATGCGTTTTTTTGACTGGCTTCTTATTCATGTTCCGATCTTCGTCTAATACCGCATTACTAAAACAGTACGGCGTAATCGGATTAGGGCTAAAGGTGAGCTTACTCCGATACAAAGCAAGTTCAAAAGATTCAATAGGGCTTGTAAACGTTCCGTATGTCTGTTTAACAGGCTTAATATATTCACTCGCACCGCCTACGGAATAAGTAAGAAGATTTACAAATTCAGCCGATTTATAAGGATCATAGCCAACTCCCATGATTTGTAGATACTTTGCACGCGCAAGTATATCGTTTACTATTTGCTGATAGTCGATAATATCACCGTCACAAAGAATTAAATAACCCGCTTTCGCCCAACCTTCGTAAAGTTCCCGATTCGGATGATCTTTCAAAGCTCCTTCCGGGAAATAGTAGTCCGTATGCGAATGAAAAGAGCCGCTTTCTTTCGAATAGATATTATAAGTAACCGAAGAGAAGTCGTCTCGAACGGACAAATCAACCGCCACCATCGTAAGCGGATAAGTACCAATATTTTCTATTCTAATATCTTTGAATCGTTCTTCGATCTGCTTTGCCTCAATCCATTTTGTTGTTTGGTCGGTAGTAAATACGTTTAGTAACTTTGTTCGAAATTCCAGTGCATCCGGCGCGCTATATAGTGCTTTTTGATACGCGTCTATATAGAAATCTTCATAAACGGTTATACCCATGTGTGGTTGCACCTTGCGCCACGTTGCCGGATCGCCTTCCTCATCGTCTACGTCTGGCTCAAAGATGTGTGCAAATATGGAATCATTTTCAATCTCACCTCGTAGGATCGCTTTATACATTTTGAGCATTTCAACGAATGGAGCCGTTTCTTTATCGGATGCGGTCGTAATTACTACGGTTAAAGGGTTGAGCCGTGCGCCCATTGAGGACGTTAAAACGTTCT